CTTTTTTTGTTTCTTCGCCAGTTAAAAGATAATCAACAGATACTTTAAAATATGTTGCGATTTTTGCCAGTTTATCTGCTGATAGGCTTTCGATTCTTCCCATTTTAAGGTCTGAAATATTCCCTCTGCTGATTCCTAAATCCGTACACATTTTCCCAGGTTTTATCCCGTTCTCAGAGCATAAGGAAAAAATTCTTTCGTACAAGTTGTTCATAATTAAGTACTCCGTTTTGTGCATGATCACAAAAGCACTTAATTTCGTGCGAAACTATTGACTTGCACTTAATCTAGTACTATAATGCAGTCATGGCAAGCACGAAATAAAGTACAATGTTTGGTGGTGCTTACATATTAGTACAATATTAAGTACTTGTCAACCATAAATGTACGGAAGGAGGTATTTTCGTGGATTCATGCAAATTCACGCCGTTTGGTTTGTGCGTAAAGACGGAGCTATTGAAGCGTGGCAAGACGCAGAAGTGGCTCGAGGAGGAGATCACAAACCGGACGGGGCTTTTTGCAGACAGCGGGTACATGGATAAGATTTTAAAGGGAAAGCGTAATGCCCCTAAGGTTGTCCAGGCCATCAGGGATATTTTGGAGATTCAGGATTGCAATCAGGATACCAGCGCAGAAGCACAATAAAACGGACTATTCCATAAAAATGGAAAAATAATCCGCCCCGGACGGCACGATAAATAAGGGAGGGGGGTGAGAAAGACGGAGAAGGCAAAAGAAATCCTCGGAAAGCAGATGGAACTACTGTCCGAGGATTTAGGCAGAGAACTGAATTTGTCAGGTGATTCAACTGATATCGGCGTAAATTCAAAAATATATGCTGGGTCATTTTTCATAAGAGAGCCATTGAGCCATATTATTTTCGAATCTCTATAACAGACAGATCTTTGTTTACGGAATCAACCAAGTTAGCAACATCACAACATAACTAAAACATAGCCGCATCTTCGGCAGAAAGGAGACGTTATGACGCTGGCAGAAATCAAAGCCATGAACAAAGATGTCCTTCTTCCATCAGAAGCCGCGGGCCCACTTGGTTGTGATCCACACTATATCCGAGTGGCGGCGAAGAAGAGGCCGGAGCTACTTGGGTTCCCTGTAACACTGATTGGGAACCGGGTAAAGATCCCTCGCCTTGCTTTCATCCAGTACATGGAGGGGACCTTGGAAAATGAGGATGCCCCCGCCCGTGGTGGCACACGGGAGAGGGCAAGAACCGATGACCAGTGAAATCATCCTGTCCCTTGTATTGTAACACGGGGGCGGGAGGAATACAAGGAGGAAATGTGAGACAGCTAAATGTTGATCCCGAATTTCGGGATAAGATACCACCCTTGTCAGCAGACGAGTTTTCCAAACTGGAAGAAAATATCGTCACTGATGGGGAGGTCCGAGAGCCGCTTGTGGTGTGGCACAACACCATCATTGATGGGCATCACCGTTACAAAATCGTCCAGAAACACCCGGAAATCCCATTCAAGGTTAAGCAGATGGACTTCCCTGATAAGTGGGCGGCTATTGTTTGGATGTGCCGGAACCAGTTGGGACGGCGGAATATTACCAGAGAACAGCGCGATTACCTTCTATCTCAAGAGTACGAGGCGCAGTGCAAGACGGTTGGTGGAGACGGCTCAAACCAGTACGAGAAGAAAGAGCAATTAGATGAAAACCATCAAATTGCAAAAGGAGACACAAGAGCTGCAATAGCGAAGTCTCATAACATTTCTCAATATGAAGTTCAAAAGGCTGTTGAGTTTGGCCGTGGCCTGGACGCTGCCGAAAAGGTTTCTCCCGGCATCAAAGAGGCCGTCCTTTCCGGCTCTGTAAAAGCCCCAAAGTCTGTTATCTCTGAAATCCGCAATGCCCCAGAGGAAAAGAAACGCGAGGCCGTGGAGGCTATCAAGAAGGGGGACACGGACACCGCGAAGGCGATTCTCCGCCCTATCCCAAAGGTTGAGCCGGAGGAACCGCCAGCCCCGTTCACAGTTTCGGAGTTTCAGGAGCTTATCCATACAGCTATCAAGGCCCTGGATGCTTCTTTGAAACAGCATATGGTTCTTGTCCATCGGGAAATGCTTGATATTCCGTCTGGGCGTGACGCTGCTATGAAGGAACTGGACAGGGGCATTGAGGTCATCGAAAAATATAAAAACATGATAAGGATGGTGAGCGAGAATGGCACAGAAAATTGAAGTCCAGCTTTTAGACCTTAACACAAAGGACATTCTGATTGATGACCTCGGTCAAAGAGATGTAAACCGGAGACGGGCACAGTTCAACAAGATCATGCGTACATTCGACCCGAATCTCATCCAGCCTATCAGCGTAGCCCTGATTGATGGAAAGTATTACTGCTTCGACGGTCAAATGACCATGAAAGTATTAAAGGCCAGAAACGCTGGTCGTGACCTCTGCGTAAAGTGTCGGGTCTATAACGGAATGACAAAGATGGACGCAGCTAATATGTTCATCAATCAAAGAGGTACAACAAGCCGTGTTACATTAACCGATAAAATTCGTGTTTTAGGGAATTACGGAGATCAGAAGTCCATGGATTTTCAACGAATTACGGAAAAGAACGGCCTTGAAATATCGTGGACAGGGAATAAGGCAAAAAACGCGGTTATAGCGGTCAGTACACTTTGGAACGAGTTCCTTTCTTTTAACGACAATGATCTTTATGGGTGTTACATTCGAGTAATCAAACAGTCTTGGAATGGAGAACCAGCGGGCGCACAGGCACAAATTCTTCGCGGACTTGGACTGTTCATGAGGACATACAAAGGGCAGTTTAAAGAGGATATCCTAATTGAGAAACTGTCAAAGAAAAATCCGAATGATATCGTAAGAGATGCACAAGTGGATAGGACATCTGGAGCTAGAAAATACGCTGTCCAGATTTTGCTAGCTTACAACTTCGCTCAGAGAGAGGCCAACCGGTTGCCAAATCTCCTGTAAATAAAAGCGCCCCGGCCAGCGCACCACCGCCGACCGAGGCTAGCAAACCTAACTGATAGCGCCAATTAGGCTTGATAGATATATGATACTAGAACATTCGTTCTCTGTCAAGCCGGAAAGGAAAAAATATGGCAGAGAAAGAGACAAAAATTGGACGCCTCAGCTCCATTAAGGAGCTCGGAGAGCTTGGCGGTGATGTCAAAAACCAAATGGATTGGCTGAACACTCAGGTGTATGGCATGACGTTTGATGAGCTGATCCGGTATATGGGGAGGCGTGACGATGACGCCAAATGAGACCATCCGCCGCATCACCCAGCAAGCTATGGAGCGGCACCGGCTCTCACAAAGGGGTCTTGCCCATGAGATCGGATGCGGCGAAGGCTCTATTGCAAAGATTCTGGACGAGCAGGAGGTTCGTCTCACTCAGGAGCAGTGGTTTTATTTGATGACGTTGGGAGGGAAGCAGCTTGCGTGACTGGATGCTCGTGGGCGCATACGCCTGCATTATTGTAGCAATGGCGCTGATAATTTGGGACATATGGGATAGGAGAAGGAAGAAATGAGAACACGAGAAGAGCGCCGCCAGAGGGCCCGAGAGATCCGGTGGATGATCGGAGTAGGAGCAATGCTCTGCCTGACCTTCTGGGGCGGTATGGCATTTGCCTTTTGGGTCATGGGGTGATGAAATGGAGAACATCGAACATCCAGACATCACCGCTGCCATGCGGACGGGGTATCCAGAACACATGAACTCGGAGAATCAAGACAGCCCAGAGAATCGGACGCAGTTTATCAATGAGAGGCCCGATCTTCTGATCAGATGGCTTCGCCTTGGATACCCGGATATCTTAGAGGAATACATTGAAATGAACGGCCCAGATTATCGGGAATGGTTGAATTAGGAGGAATTATGGATTTCAAAGCGCTTCAGGAAGCAAACGATTCCATTGAACTGACTGATATCAAAGGGAAGAAGTATGCACAAGTCAACCAACGAATCAAGGCGTTTCGTATGTGCTACCCAGAGGGAGCTATTGTGACTGAACTCAAAAACGACACAAATGGACGGTGTGTGTTTGGGGCAACAATTTATGCGGAATACCCAGGCAAAATATTGGGTACAGGGACAGCCTATGAGAGCGAAGATGCCAGTTATATAAATAAGACATCTTATCTCGAAAACTGCGAGACCTCTGCTGTTGGCCGTGCGTTAGGAATGTGCGGCTTTGGCATTGATACAGCAGTATCTTCTGCGGAAGAAACTGCAAATAGGCAAGAATTGATGGACCTTTCTTTATATGCGGAGGAACTTCAAGGTTACACCCCGAAATGCGCTGATTGTAAGAAAGGGATCTTGCCAATCTATAAACGAGATAAAACACCATGGCATGTGAATGAGATAGTTATCTATTCCACTGGGCGGTTTAATCGATGCCTGTGCCCAGACTGCCAGAAGAAGGCTCTTTCGGCTGAAAAGGCGGCAAGTAAATGAATCTTACATTTCAAGATGCCAAGATACAGACGGACGGCGGAGTATGGCTCTGTATAAAAGTCAATGAGCCGGCTTTAGCCAGAACCTTCATCCTGGACAAGCAAAATCGTCTCTATGACTGCGAGATCAAGGAGCACCGGGAAAAGCGGAGCCTGGATGCCAATGCCTACTGCTGGGTCCTTTTGGACAAGCTGGCGGACGCTATCCGCTCCACGAAGGAGGAGATCTACCTCCAGAAGGTGCGGGAAATCGGGATTTTCCGGGACTTCATTCTGGAGGAGGCTGCGGTCAAGACCTTCCGCACGGTGTGGGAAAGGCAGGGGACGGGATGGCCCACGGAAATTGTGGATTATTCCAGGTCCGGGGATCGTCAGGTAGTTCGGGCGTACTACGGCTCCAGCCAATATAACACAAAGCAGATGTCCAGACTCATTGACAGCATCGTGCAGGACTGCAAAGACCTTGGAATTGAGACATTGCCGCCAGAAAAGCTTGCGGCTATGAAAGAGGAGTGGGGACATGCATCGTCAGACTAAGGCAACATCTATATCTGCGAAGGTAAAGGATACTGTGGCCGAAAGAGACTGTACCAACGGACCGGCAACCTGTATCCTCTGCGGTGCTCCTGGCGGTCCCCACTGTCATGTGGTGCGCAGATCTCAGGGCGGAATGGGGGTTGAGGAGAACATCGTCACCCTCTGTGATAAATGTCACTATGCTTTTGATGAAGGGCTGTTTATGGACCGGCTTCGCCCGTTGGGATTTAACAGCCGTGAGGACATCCGTACTTATATCATCGACTACCTCAAAGGATTTTACCCTGACTGGAGCGAGGAGAAGGTGAGGTACAAAAAATGGGACTGACACAGTGTGAGCGAGTGCTGCACTATATGGAGGACTTTGGGACCATCAACCCCATGCAGGCCATTCAGGACCTTGGATGCTACCGCCTGGGGGCCCGTATCTGGGACCTGCGTCATGCTGGACATCCTATCTCCCGCCGTATGGTATCAGGAAAAAACAGGTATGGCGATAGTGTCAGCTATGCCGAATACAGATTGGAGAATAGAAATGCTTAACCATATCACTATTATGGGACGTTTGACCCGAGATCCAGAGCTCCGGCACACCCAGACCGGAACGGCTGTGGCCTCCTTCACTCTGGCGGTGGACCGGGACTTTAAGGATAAGGCTACTGGAGACTGCACTACCGATTTCATTGATGTGGTAGCTTGGCGGCAGACCGGCGAGTTTGTCAGCCGCTACTTCACAAAAGGTCGCATGGCCGTGGTAGATGGCCGCCTTCAGCTCCGTGACTGGACGGACAAGGACGGCAACAAACGCCGGAGTGCTGAGGTCATTGCAAACAATGTCTACTTCGGGGACTCCAAACGAGATCCTGGGTCCGATGCTCAATATGGAAATGATGAGCAGGAGCAGTTTGCTGTGCTTACAGATGATGATGGCAGTTTGCCCTTTTAAGGGGGCATGAAGTGTGCCGAACCGAATTATAAAAGAATCGATTTGTACAAGTGAAAGTCTTGATGGATTGAGCTGGTTTGAAGAAGTCTTTTTCTTTCGGTTGATCGTGAATTGTGATGATTATGGGCGCTTTGATGCAAGACCGGCGGTTTTGAAAGCAAGGCTTTTCCCGCTGAAGGATCGGATCACTCTGAAGGATGTGTCCAGTGCGCTGACGAAGCTGGCGGATATAGGCATCGTGAGGCTGTACGAGTGTGACAGTAAGCCGTACCTATATCTCCCAACATGGGAAGTCCACCAAACCATCCGTGCGAAGAAAAGCAAGTATCCAGCTCCTGATCTCAGCGAGAGTACATCTGAAATCATTTGCAAGCAATTGCAAGCAAATGTCTCCGTAATCCAATCCAATCCGAATCCAAAAGAAAAGACCCCTTCGGGGTCTAAAAGAAAAAGTTTTGATCCGCCAACAGTAGACGAAGTTCGGGAATATTGCGAGGGGAAGAAGAACGGAATAGACCCTGAAGCATTTGTAGACTATTATGCGGCAAGAGGCTGGAAGTACGGCCCGGGTCGTCCGGTCGTGGACTGGAAAGCCGCAGTAAGGACCTGGGAAAATAGGAGGAAGCAATCAGATGGCGATGACTACTGGAGCAAGTGATGCGCTGTTGTTCCGGCCTGATATGATGGACCCATCACAGCCGTCTGGGCTGTGGTGGTGTAAGGACGCAGAAGACATGCAGACTGTTGGAATGAACGCTGTGTGCAAAGGGATTCTAGCCGAGTGGAAGGAGCTCGAGCCGTGGATGGAGTATATCAACTCTTTCCCCTACATCCTGATCGTGATACCACCGGGGCTGGAACAGGATACAGCAGCCGCAGAGCTGGAGGCAAGGGTGTCCATCCCGATTATCATCCCTACAGCAGATAGTTTTCATGGGTATAAGAGCTTGTTCTCCTTGGTTGGAGAACGTGGGATAAGAGCCTTGGATAATCTTCTGCTGAACGGAGAAGAAGCCCCTGTTCATGGAATCATCAACCTTGCAGATGTGGATTGCCAGAAAAGAAAAAATGCAAAGCGTGTGATCTCTGGAATACATGAACTGGACACTGCAATTGGTGGTTTTTCTTCCGGGGAATTATCCGTTTGGACAGGGAAACGTGGAGAAGGGAAGAGCACACTTCTGGGGCAGATCCTGCTTGATGCAGTCAATCAGAACCATGTTGTATGTGCCTATTCCGGTGAACTGCCAAAAGAGCAGTTTAAACTCGGTCTATTGCAGCAGGCGGCTGGATATCTCAATGTGACACGAAGAGTGGATCAGAGAAGCGGTCGGGTCCTGTTTGACGTGAATAAAGAGGTCCTTCCTTATATCGACAAATGGTGGAACGAGCGCCTTTTCTTAACAGACATCCAAAGAAAAGAGGCGCACGATGAAGCAAACATTCTAAAGATTTTTGAGTATGCCAACCGTCGATATGGAGCAGATACGTTCCTGGTAGATAACATTATGACTGCGGAACTGAAAGACGAATCAAGCCTTGGATTCTGGAGGGCTCAGTCCTCATTTACAGGGCGTCTGGTTGCTTTTGCCAAAAGACTTGACGTGCATGTGCACCTTGTGGCACACCCAAGAAAGACAGAGGGCAGACGTTTGGAGGCGGATGACGTTGGAGGATCTAGCGACATTACAAACAGAGCTGACAATGTATTCAAGGTTGAACGAGTACCCGAGGAGAGAGAACAGGAGCTTGGGTACTCCTCCCTACTCACTATTTTGAAAAATAGAGAGTTCGGAGCTAGAGCAAGGATCAAACTTGAATATAACGAGCCATCCAGAAGATTATATGAAGCTGGAGGGCGGCCGATAAAGTGCTATTCATGGGAGGAGGCGCGGAAACGTGGACAGAGTCTATGAATTAGTCATGGGCGAAATCAAAAGAAAGCGTGCTCAGAGAGATTTTATGAGGTCAGAAGGTCTTGATAGATATTCGGAAATGTATGAAGAGGTAGCAGTCGCCCTACAAACAGTTTTAGATTCGTATTCCAAATCGCTAGAGTAAGGGGTGCGGAGGAATGCTGAGTTTTATCATCAACTACCCAACGACCCAAAAAGGGAAGTCAGAATGGAACCGGAGATTTGGCCTGAATGCCTATTACGCGGGAAAGCACCCACAGCAGCGGCGGAGGGACGCGGAAGAGCTCCATATGATCGCTCGGTCGGCTATGCACAAGGCAGGGATCAGGAGCAAGATGATAGACCGACCGGTGAAGGTTAAATTTTACTGGGATGACGGCCTGGACTGCGATAATCATGCGGTTTTAGGGAAAGCGTTTTTGGACGCAATGAAAGGGTACATATTACCGGATGATAACCGGAGGTGGGTCCAGAAGGTGTCACATGAGTTCTGGGATGGGGGCGCGATCAAGGTCGAGATCATGCCAGGAGGTAGGCCGTATGCCGCTTGATACACTGAGGAGATATAAGGCCATATTGAGGAAGCGAGGAAAGCTATGCTAGAATTAGAGCAAAGGACCCTTCTGGGCGACCACGAGGCGGCGAAGCTATGAGAGTGCTGGTGGCTTGTGAAGAGTCTCAGGAAGTGTGCAAAGCATTCAGGGCGCTGGGCCACGAGGCGTACAGCTGTGATATTGAGCCGTGCAGCGGCGGGCATCCTGAGTGGCATTTGAGATGCGATGCGCTGGAGCTGCTGAAAATGCGGTGGGATATGATTCTGGCATTCCCACCGTGTACTCACCTGGCTGTGAGCGGCGCCAGGTATTTTGCGGAGAAGCGTGCAGACGGAAGGCAGCAGAGAGCCATAGACTTCTTTATGCGGTTTGCCAATGCAGATTGCCTCCGTATTGCCATTGAAAACCCGGTTGGAATCATGTCAACTCAATGGCGAAAACCGGACCAGATTATTCAGCCCTGGCAATTTGGGCATGGCGAGACGAAATCAACATGTCTATGGTTGAAAGGCTTGCCCACCTTAAAGCCAACAAATGTTGTTAATGGGCGGGAACAACGTGTATGGAAAATGCCACCCAGTGCAGATCGGGCAAAACTGAGAAGCCGAACTTATCATGGCGTGGCAGAGGCAATGGCCCAACAATGGGGAGGAATTTGTAATGGATGACATCAAATTAGCCCTTCTGGGCAATCACGAAGCGTCGAAGCGCCTGACGGATGCGGGGGTGCTGCTGCCGTGTATGTGTGGCGGAAAAGCCGGAATTGTTTGTTTTGAAAAGCGCGGAGTCCCGTCTGGAGATATGGGATATTTGGCATCAATTAAATGCCGGGATTGCTGGATGGAACTGAGACGGTGGGCGTTGAAAAAGAAGTGGGCAAAGGATTCAGCCCTCATCGCCTGGAACACCCGCGCGCCGATCCTGAGCGCGGAGGAGATGGAGATGCTGGAGGGAATGAAAAGTGGCGATTAAGAATTATACGACCACCATTGATGTCTATAAAAGCCTGGGGGAAATCCAAGGGGCACTTGCCAGCCATGGGGCACGGAAGATCATGGTAGACTATGACGCGGCGGGGCATCCCATTGGTGTTATGTTTGGCATTGAGACACAGGACGGGCCACGCGGGTTCGCACTCCCGGCCAATGTGGAGGGCGTTCGAGCGGTATTCGCCCGACAGAAAGTGAAAGCAACTCCGGGGCAGGCCGAGCGCACAGCCTGGCGCAACGTGCGGGACTGGATTATGGCACAGATGGCGATTATCGAGGCCGGACAAGTCCAGCTCGACGAGGTGTTTTTGCCTTATTTGACAGACGGGAAGGGCCGGACGCTGTACCAGCTCTATCAAGGCGGATACTTGGCGCTTGGGGATGGAAAGGAGGCCCAGCCATGACGCGGGAAGAAGCGGTTGAGATTCTGATGACAGCAAGGGAGATGTATCCTGGAAAATCGGTAATCAGGGACGCATTTACGCTGGCCCTCTCTGCCCTCCGCCCCGTCAGCCGGGAGCAGTTATCTGAGTTTAAGACTTGCGATCTGGTAGACGAACTAAGAAAGCGTGAGGGCGTAGAAACACACATCGCAGAGCCGTACCAAGATGTGACAGTCTCAGTAAACGGCCCTGCGGTGGTGCTGGTAGTTATAGATTAGACCCTGGAATATCCATACCTACCCTTGATAAATGAGTGGAAGTATTTTCCGTGGGACCCTGCGGACATGAGCCCAGCATATACAGACTGCGGGACACCGAAATAGGCGTAGGTGCCACCCTTATGAAATGAGATGTAGAGAGTCCCATTTTCATATCCGATACTGGCTATGTCCGTTGAGGAAACTGGATGCATGACCATGAAATCACCTCACTTTCCGCGCAGTTAAATAATACTACACAGAATGGAGGATTTGTAGATATATGGGGAAAATCAGCCGGGAGCAGGTGGAGAAGATGTGGAGGGGAGAATGGAAACGGGATAAATGGCCCAGCGGAACACACCGAATTATTTGTAACAGATGTGGAGAATGAAACGGGAAAACTACAAACTTTTGCTCTCATTGCGGCGCTCCCATGACGGACGAGGCCGTGGAGATGGTGATGGAGAGATTGGAGGCGTTGAAAGATGGACCGGAACAATAAAACTATTCAGTTAGCAAAGAAAGCTGCTGATGCATGGAGGAGCACTGACACATATCATCAAGCGGCTCAAATCATTGATATGCTGATCTCTGCATTGGAGGGAGATCCCACCCTCACACCGCCGAACGAGCCGCTGACGTGCGTGGGGTGTATATATGAGCCTGATTGCCCATCTGAAATTCATTGTCATGGGTGTGCAAGGATATTTGTAGATCATTACCGCCGCCCGCCGGAGGGAGAGGAGCATTGCTATGGCTGACCTGATATGCTCTATGATCTGCAAACACCGCTCTAAGCGCCCTCTGCGGAAGTGGCGGAACAAGGATGGAAGCCCGTGCTTTGGGTGCAGTCTGAAATATGTGAAGATCTCCCGGGTGTTTGACATGGATGGAGATATTTGTGCCGTTGCCGGGGAGGGGAACATGGCTCATTGCGCGTTTTATGAGCCGCTGGATGAGCCGGAGGGAGAGGAGGACACCTGATGGACATTTCTGGCACTGGAATAAAACATATCACCATGTTTGACCGGCAGTACACGCCGGAAAAGCAGGCGGAGGGACTGGCAATCTCTCAGGCCATCGTGTTTGGGCATTGTGACAAGTGCGCCTTTTTGCCACAATGCTCGACACAGGGGGCTGAATTCACGTTCCCTGCCGTCGCATGGTGTATGCATCGCAAGGCAGAAATCCTTGCGGATATGCAAAAGGAGGACACCTGATGGACATTGAGAAGCTGATTGAGCAGTTAAAGAGCGCCGCAGGAGGACCAGAAGGCATTAAGATGTGCCACGCCGCCGCCACCGCCCTCTCCACGCTCCAGGCCGAAAACGAGAGGCTGAAATCCCTGCTTGGTGAAAGCGGGCAAGACCTATGGAGCAAGGAAAACCAACGCGCGGACCGCTTAGAGGCCGAAAACGAGAAGTTGCGGGCCGAGCTGGAGCAGGCTCGTGAATCACTGGATTTTGCGCGCACAAAAGATGCTGAAATTGTACGCCTTGGAATGGAGCTGGAGCAGGTGAAGCGGGAGAATGAAATCCTAAAACATGCATTACAAAATTGGCACGAGGAGGACTGACATGGAACGGTTGAGTGACTTTGCTGCTGATATTGTCAATGATCTGTATGAAAATTCTGATTGGTACGGCGACCGCTCTTTGATAGAAGCTGCCATTAACCGCCTCGCAGCCTACAAGGACACGGGGCTGGAGCCGGAGGAAGTCAATGTTATCGCTGGCCTTGCGTCTGAGAACTGCGCAAAGGTAGCGGACAAGATAGACCAGCTTCTTTCCGATGACAAAGAGCTGGAGCAATATCGCGCTCTCGGCCCCATTGACCGCCTCCGCGAACTTAAACAGGCCGACGATGAGGGACGGTGCGTGGTGTGTCCGTGCAAGGTTGGAGACAAACTGTACGAAGTGGAAAGGTACAGAAACTCCGGGAAAGTGGAAATCGTAGAACGTATAGTACAATCCATAGAATTTTTTGCGGACGGGTACTATGTAAAAATGTACCGTTGGAGACCTTGCAAAGAAACGAATGGAGTATTAAGTCAAAAAGTGGATAGCTGGGTAAAAATAGAGGATTTCGGGAGAACCGTCTTTTTTGCCCGCAAGGATGCCGAGGCCGCACTACGGAGGGAGCTAGAATGAGTACATTTGGAGATTGTCCAAAACAATCAATTTATGAAGATATTTGTTACCACCAGAGTCAAAATAATATCTCCAAGGTAGAACTTATGACAATGTTGGCTGAAATTATTGCCTATATAGGGGAGAATTTTGAATGAAGGAGTACATCGAGAGGGCAGCCGTTCTGAAAGTCCTGGAGGAATATTACCCTGGAGTAGATGAGCGACTACATATTGTCAAGGATATTACGTCTATCCCCACCGCCGCCGTTGCGGAGGTGCGGCACGGAAAGATTATAGAGACTATCAAAGATGGCAAAATGAATCGAGTGTTCTCATGCTATGGACATGATTTTACGGAATTAACATGCTGGTATATGCCAAAATACTGCCCCAACTGCGGCGCTCGCATGGACAAGGAGGACGAGCATGGAAGCGAATTTGATTGACCGCGATGTTGCAGAGGATTATTTTGGGTGCTCAGATTGGGAAATCTTAGCAAAAGAAACTCTTAGAGAAGTGCCACTCGTCGACGCCGTGCCTGTGGTCAGGTGCAGGGAGTGCAAGCATTATCATTCCGATACAGGCTGGTGCGATCAACTATCATATTTTCAGACCTCGGACGGGGAACCTTGTTCTCCGGCTGAGAGTATGGACTGGAAGATGTTCCAGGAAAACGACTATTGTTCTATGGGCCAGCGGAAGGAGTCCGAGCATGACTAAGTGCTGCGCCACCTGCCAATGGTGGGACGGAGATCGCTTTTGTGATTGCCCTGACAACGGGGTGTTTTTAACACATGGAAATGACACCTGTGCCAACTGGAAAGCTGAGGAATGCGCCACCTGCGCCTGGTACGAGGACTTCCAGGGTGTGTGCTGTAACGGGGATTCCCCGCACCGCGCCGACTTCACGGAGCCGGATCAGCGGTGCAGGGAGTGGGAAAGGAAGGAGGACGGCCATGAGCAGTGAACTGTGGCTTGGCTATGTGGTGGAGGATGATATGTTGGAGCCAACAAAACATAAGGAGAAGGCCAACATGGATAAGCCGACGAACAACGATCAGCAGGCCAAAGCAGACGCAGGAAAGCCTCGCCCTACGCTCACTCCCGTCAGCCTGATTGATGCTGTGACAGCGGTCCGCATGTACGGAAACGAAAAGTACCATGATTCTGAGAATTGGCGGAAAGTGGAGCCGCAACGTTACCGTGACGCTCTCTACCGACACTGGCTGGCCTATCTCAAGGGTGAAAAGTGCGATCAGGAAAGCGGCCTGCCTCACCTGTGGCATTTGGCTACAAACGCGGCGTTTTTGATTGAGATGGAGAGCTCCATCCACGACGGGGAGGGCGGACAGCGTGAGGAGGGATAGCCTTTGACCAGCCAAGGAATAGAAACATTTCTCTCCTATCTACGAGAAACCGAGCAACGATACCATATGTCCGAAGTGAACGAGCAGGAAGCAAATAATGAGACTCAGGATATCCTACATAGCTTGGAGCTTCAGGATCATGACTATCACGACTTTGCTCGTCTATCGAAGGAGCTGAGAGGAGTTCGCCAGAAAAGACGGGCTGCAAAAGACACTATGAGTGAGACGGCCCCGGTGCTTGATTGGATAGACCAAAACCGCCCAACAATCAAAAGCCTTGAACGACTCCTGGGTGATGTGCGGAAAGCTGAGAAGAGTACTGCCAATCGAATCTATACCCCCAGGACGAGGAGGGATAGCCCTTGAACGAGTTCAAGGATAGGCTGCGAAAACTGAGAGAAAAAGAGCGGCCCGTTATCAGCATGAGAGTAAAATCTGAACTTATAGGACTTGGAAGTGATTCATTGCGCAGATACGAGCGAGGCGAAAGGGAGCCTAAGCTGACTGAACTGAAAAAGATAGCAAATCACTATCATGTTAGCCTGGATTATCTCTGTTGGGACGAAGGAGAGCAAGAACCAAAACTTTAAGCATATCGCAATAATATTTTATAAGCGCCTCCGTTTGGAGGCGTCATACACAAAATACATGCGACAATGGGAGCATGGGGGCATACCCTGTGCTCCCTATCTCTTTCTCCTTCTTCCTGCACCCGTCGGGAAGTGCAAATAAAAACCGCCCCACTAGGGGGCGGAATCTCCAAATCGTTCAACTGGAATATTTAATGCATTGGCCAGTCTGATGGCTGTTTTAACCTCGATCTGACCGAGGTCGATCTCTCCGGACTCATATTTCGCAATAGACCGTCGGCTGGTTCCGGCCATATCTCCAAGAGCCTGCTGGGTCAGACCGGCGGATTTTCTGATGGATTTAAATTCCTGCCCTGTCATATTTACTCCTTCCAAGGGAGCTCACGCCCGTTTTTATAGCACCAGCCCTTGTTCTCGTCGTATTTGATATAGCTGTAATCATTGAGAGAATGAGCCAGTTCTGCTCGATAGGTTTGTTCATCGCTAAAATAAACGCAGCCATCCTCGTCCTGCTCAATCCAGTATCCGTTTCCATCATAAATTGTCTTCATATCATTTACCTCCTTGGATTTTCCATCTTGATAGTATTATTATATGCCTTTTAATTCGCATTTTCAATTGACGAAACAAACAAAAATGTGACTTTTGATTCTCACATTTGCACAATATGCCTCTCCTCGCCGCATGAGGCGGGCGGTGGCACCATTGAGCGGTGGCGGAATAAGGTAGACGCTGACTGGTAGGGGGACACACTCGGTGGAAGTCCGGGGGGCCTGGTGGTTAGGTAAACACGCCCTATGGAACCACGCTGTGAGGTGCAAATCCTCACCCGCTCAAACAGGCCCGCGGCAAGCCTGACCAAACCCGCAGCATACCCCGAAAGGGGTATATATGCCGCACCGCAGTCGCAGGAGACGGGGGCGGGGAGAACAACAGATGAAAGACAGAATAAAACGCCATAGAGTAGGAGAAGTATCCAGCAAGTATGGATATAACCCAGAGCAGTTCAACAAGGACCTGGAAGTGCGCAAGGCCCGATCGGATGCGCTGTGGGCAGACTTCCTGGAGTGGATGAAATTACACAGGATCACGCCGGATGAAGCAAGGCTGCTGCTTGTTCGACTGTATGAGGAGTATTTGGAGTAGGTGGTGAGCCCATTGTGGCAAAAGGCAAATATCAACGGTGGCTGGAACCGGATGGGCTTCTGCTGCTTGAGGGATGGGCCAGGGATGGTCTGACTGACGAGCAATTAGCCGGGAAGATGGGTATAAACCCAGCAACTTTGTATGACTGGAAGAACAAATACCCTAAGATTTCCGAGGCCTTAAAAAAGGGCAAGGAAGTTGTAGACATACAAGTAGAAAATGCACTGTTAAAGCGCGCACTTGGGTATGACTATCAGGAACAAAGAATCGAAAAGTCTGATAAAGATGGGACGAAGATCATCCAGACAATCCGCCACATCCCAGCTGATACCACCGCTCAGATCTTCTGGCTCAAAAACCGCAGACCTGACAAGTGGAGGGATAAGCCGGAAGTGTCGGCACTGCCTAATGATGCGATTAAAGAGGACGGGCTTAGTCAAAGCCTGCGGGAAATGGCGGAGGAGTTGGAGAGCGACGCATGATTTCGGAAAAGCAAAAGAAAATCCTCGCCTTTCCCTACTCCAAGTATGACGCCATTATCTGCGACGGTGCTGTCCGTTCTGGCAAGACCTCTATCATGATGTGGGCGTTTGTAGGCTGGGCCATGCGGGAGTTTTCCGGCCAGCGGTTCGGCATCTGCGGCAAGACCGTGGATTCTGCATCGAAGAATATCATCGTTCCGCTCATCTCCATGTCGCTGGCGAAGGAACGTTACACCCTGCGCTGGCGGCGGGCAGAGAAGATTTTGGAAGTGCGGCGGGGGGCCGTGACCAACTTCTTTGAGGTGTTTGGCGGAAAGGATGAAAGTTCTTTCATGCTCATCCAGGGTCGCACGCTGGCTGGCGTACTGCTGGACGAGGTGGCCCTGATGCCCCGCTCCTTTGTGGAACAGGCGCTGACCCGATGTAGCGTGGACGGGGCGAAGCTGTGGTTCTCTTGCAACCCTGACAGTCCGCAGCATTGGTTTTACTTGGAGTGGATCAAGCGCCATAAGGAACGTAATGCTCTGTATCTCCACTTCGAGATGACGGACAATCCCGGCCTCAGTCAAAAAACCTTGGAGCGGTATCAATCCATGTTTGCCGGGGTGTTCTATGACCGCTACATCCGGGGCCTGTGGGTCGTGGCGGAGGGGCTGGTTTATCCGATGTTCAATATGGACAAGCACGTCATCCACGGAAATCCAGACGGCCCGGGCGTGTATTACATATCCATCGACTACGGCACCGCAAACCCCACGGCAATGGGCCTTTGGCGAGTCCACCATGGCGAGGCAGTCATGATGGCGGAGTATTACTATGACGGGCGGGCTATGCGGCAGCAGAAAACCGACGAGGAATATTATCAAGACCTGGAGGAGTTCGCCGGGGGCAAGAAGATAGAGCGTGTCATTGTTGATCCTTCGGCGGCCAGCTTCAAGGAGTCCATCCACCGGCACGGAAAGTTCGCCGTGTGGGATGCCGACAACTCTGTGCTGGATGGTATCCGGCTGACGGCCACTCTTCTTCAGGATGGGCGGCTAAAGTTCCACGAAAGCTGTGAGAATACATTTCTGGAATTTCAATCCTACATGTGGGATGGGGATGCCGGAGAGGACAAAGTCATCAAAGAGAACGACCACGCCATGGATATGATAAGGTATTTTGCTAATACGGTTATGTGGAGAGAGATCGCATGAGCATTTTCACTGGCCTGTGGGGCCGTTTGAAAAACTTCATATTTCCCCAGGCGGTGACACAGAGAGAGTTTGGCGTCCGGCCTGCAACAGGGCAGACCATGGAGCGGAATATCAATCTGTGGTATGCCATGTACATCAATCAGCCGCCGTGGGCCGTTCCGCCTGTGGTGCCGATGGGGCTGCCGGCGGCGATCTGCCGGGAGTTGGTGAGGCCAACGTTGTCTGAACTTACGGTGAGTATTGCCGGGAGCACAAGGGCAGAATATTGCAACGAGCAGTTCAAGGCGGCGCAGGAAAACCTGCTTCGCCAACTTGAATTAGGGCTTGCCGTTGGAGGAATCGCCTTCAAGCCGTATATCTACGGAAATCGTGTCCTGGTAGATGCTACCAGCGCAGCAGCGTTTCAACCGACAAAGTTTGATGCGGCGGGCGTTTGTGTCGGTGGGGTGTTCCGAGAGAAAGCGCAGGTCAACGATAAATACTATGTCCGTCTGGAGTATCACAATCTGGAGGGCACTACATACACCATCCAGAACAAGGCGTATCACAGTGACAGTAGCGGTTCTGTTGGAGCGGCAGTAGCTCTGAGCGAAGTGTCGGACTGGGTGGATATTCAGCCGGAAGTCAAGATAGAGAACCTGGAAGGGCCTCTGTTCGCTTACTTTAAGCCGCCGCAGTCCAACAATGTGGACACGGATGACCAGACGGGAATGTCTATCTATGGCGGCTCTGTGGTTGATCTCATCCGGAGAGCGGACGAGCAGTGGGACTTGATCCGCTGGGAGTTCCAGAGCGGACAGAGAAAGATATTCATGGACGCAACCGAAACGGTGGCTAGGGACTTTGACAAGCGCTTGTTTGAAATCGCGCCGTTCTCTCGGGATGGGAAATTCTTTGAACAGTTTGAGCCAGAGTTTCGGGACGAGCCGCTTTATCGTGGGCTTCAAAATATCCTGAAACAGATCGAGTTCCAGGTTGGCCTGTCCTATGGCACGCTGTCCGACCCGCAGAGCGTGGAAAAGACGGCCACGGAGGTGCGTAACAGCAAACAGCGGATGTTTGTCACTATAGACAGCATCCAGAAAGCGTTGCAGCACACCTTTGACAGCCTGATCTACGCCATGGACGTGTATGCCACGCTTTATAATCTGGCCCCTGCTGGTGATTATGAGGTTACTTATTCTTGGGGAGACAGTGTCCTTGATGATGCTGATGCAAAAGAAAAGGAGCGGGCCAACGACCGGCAGGATGTCTCCATGGGCGTTATGAACGATTGGGAGTACCGAGCTAAATGGTACGGCGAGGATGAGGCCACGGCCAAAAAGATGCTGCCGAAAATGGAGGACATGAATACGGAGGGGGAGAACGAGATTGAATGATTGGAAATACATAGTTCTGATAATCTCTGTCGCTTTCATTCTTTCCGTTATCGGCTATATCCTGAAATACTCGTTTGGGGTGAATGTGCTTGAGGGGGTGGTCAGGTGAAATACCCTTTTTAGCCCCGAGGTATTGGACGCCCTCCCAGAAGAACTTGCCGAGCTGTACCGCAGTCTGGAGGCAACCCTCCTTGACGAGATATGTTCCCGGCTGAAATTGGCCGGAGAACTGAACGAAGTCACGGTGCAGGATATCCGGGCCCTTCGCTCCCACGGGATCAGCCTGGAGGAGATCGAAAGGGCCATCCAGCGCACGGCCAGCATCAGTCAGCGGGACCTTCAAAAGCTCTTGGACGATGTGGTAGAGCGTAACCAGCAGTATTACCGGGAGGTCATGGACCTTGCGGGTGTAACAGCCCCGGAGACGCTGGTGAGCATCGAGGACACCTGGGCTATCTACGAGCAGACCCGGCAGACCTTCCGCAACCTGACCCGCTCCATGGGCTTCTTGGTGGGCAACGGGCGGACGATGCTCCCCCCGGCCAGAGCCTATCAATGGGCGTTAGACAACGCTGAGATGCAGGTCATGAGCGGGGCCGTCTCTTACAATCAGGCCATCAAAAGCGCCGTCAAACAGCTTGCGGACAGTGGTATCAAGATCGTGGATTACGGAAGCGGGCACCGAGACCAAATTGACGTGGCTGCCCGTCGTGCAGTGATGACAGGCGTATCCCAAATCTGTGCCAAGTACACAGAGCAGAGCGCGGAATATTTGGAGACCCAATACTTTGAGATATCAGCCCATATCGGAGCCCGTGACAAGGGTGTTGGATGGCAGAATCACAAGGCATGGCAAGGCCGTGTGTACTCTGTCAGAGCCGGTGACAAGTATCCGAACATCTACGAAGTGTGCGGCCTGGGCTATGTGGACGGCTTGGAAGGAGCAAACTGCCGCCACATTAGGACGGCCTTTGTGGATGGTGTAATGGAGCGCACTTATACTGACGAGGAACTGGCCCACATTGACGACGGCCATGATGTGGACTTTGAGGGTAAGCACTATACAGCCTATGAGGCAACCCAGAAGCAGCGGCAGATCGAGCGGACCGTCCGAAAGTTGAAGCGGGAGCAGACCGCATACAAGGCCGCAGGGCTGACAGAGGATGCCCATGCGGTGACAGCCCGCATCAGGCGTCTAAACAAGGAGTATAAGGCGTTCAGCGAGGCGGCGGGACTGCCGTTGCAACGGGAAAGGATGAAGGTATATGAAGAAGTAAAAACTGTTGAAAAACCTGCTGCTCGTGATACAATGGAGAAAATGAGCGGTGGGGGTTCTCCTGTGCATACTGTTGGAAGAATTGATGTTGAGAAATACAAGGTAGTTACAGATAAAATCCAGACAGATGAAGTCATTATTACTGATGAGCGGATCGAACACATCAGAGAACGTCACCCAAATGACTTTGAACTGTATTCACAATACCTAAAACAGATTGTAGAAGAACCTGATTATATTCTGGAGGCCAATAAGCCCAACACAGCATTTCTTTTGAAAGAGTTTCTAGAGGATGATGAAAGATTCCAGCTTATTTTGAGGCTCGCCGTTGAAGGGGATATTCCGGGATATAAGAATTCCATCATTACGTTCCTCAAAGTGGAAGAAAAACGCTATCGAAGATACTTGCGCACAAAGAAAATCCTTTACAAGTCCGAATAAAGCGGCTATAATCTAAGTAGAATAGAATGGTTCTTTGAGGTGGACAATTTCGTGGCATCCACACGCCGATGGTACTGACAGGGGAAACCCGAGAGATGCAGGAGAACGCCACGCCTGCCAAAGAACCAAGCTACAAGGGAGGGGAGCCGCAGAGATGTGGCCCCCTTTTCCCTTTTGAGGTAATATCATGGATGAAAAAGCTATAGCCATTATTAAGGCTATTGTAGAGCGTGGAAATGACGCTGTAGTCCGTAAAAAGGGTGATGGGTACATCATCCAAGAGGACAAAAAGAAAATTGTATATCGCTCCTCCGATTGATTGGAATCGGAGAAGGACCGTTGGGGTCAACTGCTTACAAATCGTAGGCGGTTGGCCCTTTTCATTTTGACCGGACCGAAGTCGCTAAACTACGGGAAAATCAATCAATTTTGGCTATCCGCAAGCCTAAAAGTGCGGGGCGGTGGGTCACGGCAACGACCTAAAAAGCCTAGCCGCAAAGGAGATAGTATGAAAACCGAAGAACTGCTTGAAATTGGACTGACAGAGGAACAGGCAAACAAGGTGCTTGTCATTAACGGAAAGGACATTGAGCGCTACAAGAAGGCGGCGGAGACGGCGAAAACTGATTTGACCGCAGCGCAGGAACAGCTTGCCCAGCGGGATAAAGACATGGAGGAACTGAAAAAGTCTGCCGGTGATGTGGACAGCGTCAAGCAGCAGCTTGCCGAATTACAGGCCAAGTACACCACGGAGACTGAGCAGTACCAGAAGCAGATTGCAGATCGGGATTATTCCGATGCAGTGAGCCGGGCGATTGCAGAAAAGGGTGTGAAGTTCAGCTCCAAGGCGGCGGAAAAGGCGTTCATTGCCGACCTGACCGCTAACCGCCTGTCCGTCAAGGATGGCGCTCTGGATGGTTTTGAGCACTATCTGAAAGCCCAGCAGGAGAGCGACCCGACAGCATTCCAGAGCGACAAGCCCAGCCCCACCTTTGTCAAGCCCGTGGGTCCTGGCGGGCCTCCATCCAACGAGAGCAAGGGGGCCATGTACGCCAAGCAGTTCAACCAAATGTACACACCAAACAACACGAATAAGGAGTGAAACGAATGTCTCATTTTTACCGAGTGAATGGCACGTTCCGGCCCAACTTCCTGGAGAGCGAAGTGGGCCTCGTGCTGAAAACCTACCAGATTCCCAGCACCATGGGCGTTGAGGATGAGTATGGAAACAAGACCGTTGCCGCCGGTACGGTCTATCCCTCCAATGACGCAAGCGCCGTCGGCATCGTGTTTACCGACGTTGACGTGACCCATGGCGACCATGAGGGCAGTGTGATGCTGGCTGGCCGCGTGCTGAAGGAGCGGCTGGACGTGCAGACTGCCGCAGAGACCCCTCTGAAGGCGTCCGGCATCGTGTTTGTGGACGCCCCCGAGGTGTCCCGTGGCTACATCGTGACCTATGAGAAGGATGACGGAACGGGCACCCCCCCGGTTGATCCCAATGAGTACCAGGATGGCAGCTATGCCCCTGTCTCTACGGATTATCCGCTGACTAAAGCCAGCAATACACAGACCGGATGGGCCCTATCCAGCGGCGGCCTTGCCGTAACATCGGTCAAGGTGACCAAAGACACAAAGCTGTATCCTGTGTGGACTCCCTCAGTTTAAAGGAGGATTGACAAATGTCTGATATTTTAACCCTTATTTCCGATTCCGACAGACTGGATTTTTCCCAGAATCTGTCCGTTGCACGCCCGGCCTACCTGGGTGACCGGATTTTCCCTGACCAGAAGACCGAGAATCTCAAGGCGGAGTATCTGCGGCTGGCAAATGGTGCCACCTTGCCTGTGATGGCTACTGTCCACGCCTTTGATACCGAGGCGGAAATCGGCTCCCGGCCCACCTTTGACAAGATGGAGGTCGAGAAGCTACTGATCAAGCGCAAGATCAATCAGACCGAACGGGTGCGTTTGCTGTCTGAATCTGGTGTTCACGCCGATGACGCCATCGTGCGCTATGTCTTTGACGATATGCGTCTGATGGCGGATGCCGTGAAGGTGCGCACCGAGGTCGCCAAGATGGATGTGCTTTCCACCGGTAAGATGAATATCAACGAGAACCGTCTGAAGATGACTGTTGATTATGGCGTCCCTGCCGAGAACCTGTCCTTTGACTTGGACCTGTCTGCCGATGCGGATATTATTGGACAGATCCAGGCCATCGTGGACCAGGCCGCCGATATGGGTTATACCATCAACGAGGCCATCACCTCCAACAAGGTGGTCCGCAAGCTGGCCACAAACAAGGGCATCCAGACCATTATTTTTGGCTCCATCGGTCAGGGCACTTATGTTCCCAACGAGCGGTTGCGTGGCCTGTTCTCTCAGCTCTTTGGATTCGGGACCATCACCACCTACGACCTGCGGTATAAGACGCAGCAGGCGGACGGCACCGAAAAGACCCATCGCTTCTACCCGGAGGACAAGATCACCTTTACCGCTGTACCTCAGATGGGCGTCGGCCTGTGGGGCGTGTCTCCCGAGGAGGCGGAGTACGGCCAGTACAACGAGAAGTCTGCGAATCAATTCATTACCATCACTCAGTGGGCGACCCCCGACCCTGTTGCTCTATGGACGAAGGCGACCGGCCTGTTCATCCCGGTCCTGCCCGACCCCAATGGCCTGTTTGTGGCCTCTGTAAAGCCTGACGAGACCTCGGGGGGTTAAATGAGCTGTTGAGCACGGCTTCGCTCTCCACGCCCGACTTTTCCAGCATGACCAAAGCTGAATTGCTGGATTATGCGGACGAGAACGGCGTGGAGGGCGTCAGCAGCTCCATGAGAAAGGCCGATATTTTAGCTGTGCTCCAGGGGGCGGTCTGATGATCTACGCTGATTACAGCTACTACACAAACGTGTACTGGGGAAACTCCATCACGGCGCAGGACTGGACCAGGATGGCAACTAGAGCAAGTGCGTTTCTGGACTACGCCACAATGGGCCGAGCGGCAAAACATCCCAACCTGGATGAGTTGAAAATGGCTTGCTGTGCGGTTGCGGATGATTACCAGACAATTGAGAACGCCAGAGTATTGGCAAATAAGAGCTTGTCTGCCGCAACCAATTCTAGAGAGACAGGAGAACTGCAAAGCCAGACCGTGGGGAGTTGGTCTAAGACCTACCGCTCCGGTGGCTCCAGTGCAAAAGAGGCCATAAGCGCAACAGAAAGCGCACATGCCGCCCTTATGAATACGGCGCAGATGTACCTTGCCGGAACGGGGCTTTTACGGGCAAGGGGGTTTTACGCTTGAGTATGTTCCCGCACACCGTGACGGTTTATAACACAGAGACTGAAGAACTGTCGGAGAACGATTTTGAACCTACCTTGGTCAACCACATCACCGTCCTGCGGGGCGTACTACTGGACGCCTCCAAGGGCTCCAACGTGACCAAGAGCGGCCTGGAAGGGGCAGACGCGGTAAACCTCTATATCCCGGTTGGCGTGGAGGCTGTGGACGGCGTGACCGGGCAAAAGAAGAAGTATATCGGACCTGTCGAGTTCTGGAGGGCGGATGATAAAGCTGCTCTGTGGACGCTCTCCGTGGGCCGCAACTGCTTTTTCGTCAAGGGAGAGGCCGTACACCCGGACTGGACGGTGCAGACCATAGAGGCCGCTTATGACGATGTCTACGACGTGACCAAGGCGGACTTCAAGGACTTTGGTGGGGAAATGAGCCACTGGGAAGTGGGTGGCGTATGAGATGCTGACATTTAATGTCCACACTGAAGGAATGGAGGCTATCAAAGACAAGTTGGCTGAGGGGTGCACCAAAGCGGAGCATGCTGTGGCGATTCAGATCCGCAAAGACACCTCGCCTTATGTCCCTGCCTTGACAGGGGACCTAGACCGGAGAACAAGGGTGGATGGTTCCAAAGTGATTTATCCAGGCCCGCAGTCTCGCTATCTGTACCACGGGAAATTGATGGTAGACCCGACTACCGGAAGCAGCTATGCCCAAAAGGGAACGACTAAAGTCCTAACAGACAAAAACCTAGTGTTTAACAAAGCAATGCATGCACAGGCACAATCTCATTGGTTTGAGGCTAGTAAAGCGGAGAATCTGGGGAAATGGGTCCGTGTGGCAGATAAGGCGGTGAAGCGTGAACTCTGAAGACAAAAAGCCCCGTATTCTGGCGGCAGCAGAGGAAGTGGACAAGATATCCCGCTCTATGCTGGTGTGGGCCAACACCTTCCCGGAGAAGCCGGTGGACATCATCAAGTATGAGTTCCTGACCGCCGACCAGGGGGACGAAACTGGAATGGCCCTGTCCACCATCCAGGGGACCTATATCACAAAGCGGTTTATCCTGGGCGGCTATCAGGCGGAGTACCAGTTCAAGCTGATTTACCGCATCAAGCCGGGGCGAAGCAATGACAAGCGCCTGGAGGCGGATGAGATGCTGAACCACTTCGGCGACTGGGCAAGAAAAAATCTCCCGGATTTGGGAGACGAGATTCGGGCGCTCCGGGTGGAGCCAACCACACAGTCCTCCAAGTTCGCCGCCTATGAGGACGGCTATGAGGACTACCAAATTTTAATGAAGCTGACCTACGAGGTCGGCGTGTGAAAGGAGAAGCAAAATGCCTAATTCTGATTTAACATTTAACACCACGCCCGGCCAGACCGTGGGCCGAGAAATGTTGATTGCTTATTTAAACACAGGGGAAAATGAGACACCTAAGTGGTCTCCGATCGGCAAGCGAGTGGAGGACAGCTCCTCCGAATACGACTGGCAAACCGAAACAAAAGTGGATATTTTCGGAAATACTTACACAAACGGAAAGAAGCCTACAATTACTCAGTCATTTGATCCGTGTGAACTGGATGCAGACGATGCGGCACAGAAGAAGATTTGGAATTTGGCTATCAAAGATCAGAATGTCAATGCTTTGATGAACCAAGATATGCTGATAGTTCATCTGTATGCAGGAACAGCCAACACGGCGGTGTTTGCGGAGCGGTATTCTTCCTGTTCCATTCTTCCTAGTGGGCTCGGAGGAGAAGGGGGCGGCACCATCGGAATGCCTCTTGATGTGACCTATGGAGGAACACGGACTGTTGGAACAGCATCTATTAGCGGCGGAACAGTCACATTTACAACGGAAGAAGTAGGGGTCTAATACATGAAAGAATTGAATTTTGATAGCGGACTCGTTACCTATTCATTAAATGGAAAGTGTGAAGTATCCTTTAACCCAACTGACAGCAATTTTGTAGAGCGTCTGTATTCTGCTTTTGAGGACTTGGACAAGAAGCAGGAGAGCTACAAGGCGCAGATTGAGAAGATGGCGGACAAGAAGGAAATCTTCGAGTTTGCCAGGGAGCGGGATGCGGAGATGCGCGGCATCATCGATGGCGTATTTGATGCGCCTGTGAGCGAGGCGGTGTTCGGAGGGATGAATGTCTATGCCATTGCAAACGGCCTCCCCGTATGGTGCAACCTGATGATGGCGGTTATGGATGAAATCGACACAACATTCACCAGAGAGCAAAAGCTGACCAACCCGCGCATCAGCAAGTACACGGCAAAATATCAAAAGTATCAGAAGAAGTAACCAAAGGAGCACGCCATGAGCTATGGACTTCCAAAAAGCGTGGAGATAAACGGGAAAGAGTTTGCTATCCGCTATGATTATCGGGTAATTCTTGATATCTTCGAGGCCATGAACGACCCGGATTCCAGCGAGGAGGACCGCGCTCTTGACGTGCTCCAGATCTTCTACATCGACTTTGACGAACTGACCGACTATGACGCGGCTATGAAAGAGGTGTTCCGGTTCATCAACGGAGGAGAGGAGCCACGGGAGCAGAGAGGTCCCCACCTTGTGGACTGGCCGATGGACTTCCCCCGCATCATCGCCCCGGTCAATCGCGTGCTGGGCTATGAAGCCCGCGCTGTGGACTACGACATCGAAACTAACACGGGCGGGATACACTGGTGGACTATTCTCTCTGCTTATTCGGAGATTGGAGACTGTTTATTCGCACAGATCGTCCGAATCCGCGACAAGAAGGCCAAGGGCAAGTCGCTAGACAAGTCTGACCGGGAATTTTACCGCAAAAACCGTGACATCATCGACATCAAGCAGACTTACAGCGAGGCGGAGAATGACCTTGTGAACCTCTGGACTGGGGCAAAATGAAACCGCCCCCGAAGGGGCGGCTATGATCATCGTATCGTACATTTTGTCAATTGAACTTGAGCAAGAGGGATTCCATCACACTCACCAGCGATTGTGATGTAGTCCCCATCCTTCAACTGTGCAATCAAATCCGTCTGGCCTCCGTCCTTCGGGAAGAAACACTGGATAGGATAAAGCCCATAACCATCGTTTGTTTCAAGCGAAATACACGGTGCTTTTGTCAAGACATCCTGCCCGATGTTCTGAATCGTGCCAGTCACCACTAAGATTTTATCTTTATACAGCGCATCGGCATTCACTGCATTCTCCTTGTACGCCGCCCACAAGCTGGTGGCTGAGATGGTGATTTCTTCCGGCTGGGGGCTTTCTGTTGGATTGGCAGACGACTGTGTTGGCGTAGTATATGGTTGGCTTAAATTGGGGCCATCGTTTGACGGCCTATCAGAGCGGCCCCCAAAAGTAAGAGATACAGCGGCAAGCACGGCAACGACAATTACTACCGCAAAGGCAATATTTCCTTTGCTTCTCTTGGCTTGTTTCCTTGGAGAGTTCTCAAGATCGAAAGCGGTGGCCTCTGTCGTGTTTGATGCGTATTGACTATCTACCGCAAGATGAGAACCAGATATTTCCGTATTCACGACCCATACCTTGTCTTCTGGCGATATAAGAATCGAAACAGAACAATCTATCTTTTTCCCTTTTTGAAATAAAAGCGTATGCGGCCCATCTTGAGTGTAAACAGAGATTGTGTCCCCATTCCTCAAAGTCCCGACAACCTTACCGTCTAAAAGGACAGTAAAATCAACCGCACAACCCCACATGGACTTCTCCCTTGTGATTATGATTTCTTTATACCCATCCACATAAATCTTCCCCTTCAAGGTGGTGTTTTATATGTCCGCAGACGGTTCCATCGTCATTGAGACCAATATTGATGATAAAAACGCACAGCGGGAATTGACCCGCCTGAATAAACAAATTAAATCGATCGAGGATCAGCTTGCATCTAAAAAGCAGGGGCGACTACCCCTTGAAAATAACCTGAACTCGGTCAACGCAAAGCTGGACGAGGCCCGGAAGCGGCTGGCAATGCTCCAGGATGAGCAGAACGCCATTAACTCCGCTATGCAAGCGGGAGCGACCGCAGATGATTATATGCGCGCCTATTCAGATAGCCCTATGGTCGAGGCCGCTCTGAAACAGCAGCAGGCCGAAGTTGACGCTATCGAAAAGGAGTGGAAACAGGCCGACAAGGCTCTTTCCGCTTACGATTCTAAGATTTCAGGTCTGGAGGCTAAACTGAACAGTGCAAAGGCGGAGGCCGGAGGTATCCAGCAGAATATGGCTAAAGCTGGTCCATCCTCCGAAAAGATGGCAAAATCCGTTGACAAGGCGCAGAAAAGTGCAAGTAAATTCTCCATGCGTCTGCGGGAGGTTATCAGGAGTGCACTGATCTTTACCATCATCTCGCAGGCACTTGCAAAATTCCGCGAATGGATGGGCAAAGTCATTAAGACGAATGACGAGGCTCGTGCTGCGATTGCCCGCTTGAAGGGTGCTCTGCTCACATTGGCACAGCCTTTAATTGAAGTCATTATACCAGCGTTTACCAAGTTTGTCGATATACTGGCCAGAGTTATTTCGATGGCGGCGCATCTTACTGCGGCCCTTTTTGGGACTACAGCAGAACAAGCTGCTGAGTCCGCAGAAAATCTATATGATGAAACAGAAGCCATTGAGGGAACCGGGCAGGCAGCGGAGGAAGCAGAAAAGTCCCTTGCATCATTTGATGAGATCAATCAGCTTTCAGGTGGAAGCAAAAAAAGTTCCAATAAAAATCAGGAAATTGCACCCGATTTTTCCGCAGTTAATCAAAACAGCAGATGGTTACAACAAATGATGGAAAGCGTATCTGCGTGGGTCCCAACTGCTCTGATGCTTGGAGGAATCGCGCTTGTCGCAATCGGTGCATCAATGGGAAGTCTGCTGCTCGTTATTTCCGGCCTGCTACTGCTCGGAACCGGGATTACATTTGCTAGAGAAAACGAACAACTTCGGTCTTGGGTCGATGCACTTGGGCTGAACAGTGTACAGGAATTTGTGGTCACCGCTGTTATCCTTGGCGGAATTGCGATGGTGGCAATCGGAGCGGCAACAGCAAATATACTGCTCGTGATAGCTGGTCTTGCTTTGATTGGTGTGGCTGTTACATATACGGCGCAGAGCGGTATGATGCAAGACTGGGCAGAAACCCTTGGACTTTCGAGAGCGGCGCAGTTTATAACTGCTGCACTTCTTATTGCTGGATTTGCGCTTGTCTGTATTGGGGCTGGTCTCGGGAACATTTTGATGGTGATATCCGGTATTGCTTTATTCGCTGCAGGAGTGTATGTGGGCATTGAAAGCGGGACACTGAAATCATGGGCGGAGACGCTTGGGCTTGATTCTGCGTTTGAGTATGTAGCAGCCGCTATCCAAATTGCCGGGATTGCGCTAATTTGCATTGGAGCGGCAATGACAAACATCTTTATGGTTGTCGCAGGGGCAGTTTTACTTGCGGCTGGTATCACTATAGAAGTGCTTGGGGAGCAAACGTTGATGGTATGGTGGGAAACGCTAAAGCTCACGACTGTTGCCCAGTGGATTTCTGTAGCAATACTTCTAGCCGGAATTGCAATGGTCGCCATTGCGGCAGCTACGGCGAATATTCCGCTGTTGATTGCGGGCGCAATCGTTCTTGGTCTTGGAATTGTTGCTTCAGTAAACGAAGGACATTTGCAGGACTGGGTTGAAACATTGGGACTTGAAAAAGTAATGGGATATGTAACTGCTGCAGTTTTGCTTGTCGGGATTGGCCTTGTTGCAATAGGACTTATGACCATGAATATTTCTATGTTCCTGGGGGGCATGGCTTTGCTTGTAGCAGGGTTGGTTATCGGGAATGAAAGTGGAACACTTCAAAGCTGGGTTGAAACTTTGCATCTTGAAGAAGTGGCTGGATGGGTTTCCACCGCAATGTTGCTTGCTGGAATTGCTTTAGTTGCGATCGGAGCGATGACGCTTAACCCAGTCATGCTTCTGGCTGGAATCGCACTCCTTGGCGGCGGAACAGCTCTCAAATTAGGGAGTAGCGGAACAAGCGGAATTAGAGGCGGAGGCTTCAGCAGCAGAATGGCGGCCCCTCGTCTCGCCTTAGAGGATGTCCCTGCGCTGGCCCGTGGCGCTGTCATTCCGCCGAACCGTGAGTTCTTGGCGGTATTGGGGGATCAGAAAAGCGGAACAAACATCGAGGCTCCCACATCGGAAATCGAGGCTGCGGTCATGCGCGGAATCCAGCGGAGCGGGATAAACGGCCATGGAGGCAACCAGACTGTGATTCTGGAAGTGGACAAGCAGGTGCTGGGCCGTGTAACCTATCGGGCCAATCAAGCGGAAGGGAAACGAATCGGTGTGGAGTTGGTGGAGGTGTAATTTTGAGTTACATCAAACTGAATGGGCGGGAATTTGATGCGGACATCGCTATCTCGGCCTACAACCGGAACTTCAATGTGCTGGATGGGGACAATGCGGGCCGCGTCCTCTCCGGTCTGATGATTCGAGATATCATCGGCACATACCTTGGTCACAAAATCACCGTGTTTCGGCGCGGAGACGACTATAAAGGGCTGGATGACTTCTGGGACTATCTCTATCAGCACTCCATTGATGATTCTGTTCTACTGGAGGCGGCTGATGGACAGAAGACCATCAGCTACCAAGCCTACTACACCAGTGCATCTCAGGACATTGAGAAGGTGGAAAACGGGGTGACCTACTGGGGCGAGATTGAAGTGAGCTTTGTACCCATGGACGCACAGCTAAAGCCGTGAGGTGATACGAGATGGCGAACACGACTAAAATCGTATATGACGGACGAACATACACCGGGACAGAGATACAGAACGGAAATATGAGACTGGCTACATCTCTGCTTTCGTCCTCTCTGGAGAGCAATACGTTCAACGTGACTTTGAAAAGCCCAAACAAGAATCTGACCAATTTCTCCAGAAACGCTCCTATCACAGTGTTCAACGGTGAGCGTCAACTCGGGATATTTTATGTCCAGGACGTGAAGAGAACTGCAGCTGATTTGTACAAGGTTTCGGCTACATCTGCGGTCGGTATATTGAGTGATGGTAACCACTACGGCGGCATCTATACAGGGCAGACTGCTGAATCCATTATCGGTAGCATCTGCGGGTCAGTAAAGTATGATATCCAGAACAAGCTGCGGCCCATAAAGTTATATGGCTGGCTCCCCATTGCAACACCGAGAGACAACCTCGCCCAAGTCCTGTTTGCGATGGGGGCCACTCTCCGAACAGACTTGAACGGCGTGTTACGGATCGAGGAGCTGTGGGATGGGCTGAGTGGTGACATCGGGACAGACCGAATGTATCAAGGCGCCTCTGTTGAATACGCGTCAAAAGTTACCCAAGTCTCACTGACAGAGCACCAATATGTGGCAAGTGGAGATCTTGATGAGCTGTTCAGCGGCACGACCCAAAGCGGCGATATTATCACCTTTGATGAACCGGTCTATGGTCTTACTGCCTCCGGGTTCACGATACAGAGCCAGGGCGCGAACTTTGCAAAGCTATCTGCCGGTAACGGAACTCTAAAGGGACGGAAATATAAACATAACACCCGAGAAATCATCAAAACCGTGTCTTCCGCATCTGAGCCTAACATAAAGGCAGTGAAGGACGCTACGCTTGTATCGCTGGTAAATTCACAAGCTGTTTCAAACAACCTTGTAAATTACCTAAAATGGAACCGGACAATTAAAACTAGTGTAGTTTACCAGGGGGAAATTCCGGGGGATCTTATATCCACATGGGACCCATTCGACAAGACATCTGTGGATGTTTGCATTCAAGAAGCAGACATAATATTGTCGAATACGATTAAGGCAAACGAAAAAATGCTAGTCGGATTTACCCCCATCAGGCAGGATAATAGTCAGACCTACGATGAGCACGAACTCCTCACAGGCTCTGGGACCTGGACTGTCCCGGATGGTGTTAGTGAGGTTGAGGCGGTCGTAATTGGCGGCGGCGGAGCTGGCTATGATGGGAGTCCTGGAGAGGCTGGGCCCGGCGGCTCTGGGACTTGGGGGGAAAGCCTTCGGGACGGAGATACGATTAACTTAGATGGCGTAGCCGTCGGAAGCAGCAAAAGCGCATCAACAAATTGCTCTACATCCCAAAGAAATACAGATCCAGGAGAAGGTGGAGAGGGCGGTTCGGCTGGTACACCAGGAAAGGTTTACCGAAAAACAATTTCAGTGACTCCAGGGCAAAAAATCTCATACCAATGTGGGAGCGGAGGACAGTCCAATGGTTCCGCCGGTGGAAATACGACATTTGGAAGCGTCTCGTCAAGTTCTGGATCATCCTCCGGATCGGGATATACGGACATCATTACAGGTGAGACATACGCAACAAGTGGAGTTTCTGGCGGGAAAGGTGGAAAGGGAGGAAGTGCTGGCTCTGAAGGTGAGTCAACGGGTGGATCAGGGGGCGGATATCCGAACTCTCGGAGCATCAACGAATCTGATAACCCAAGAAACTATGGATCGGATTACAACACAGAAAGCAATGTAAGTGTGTCTGGAAATGCAGGCGGAGCTGGCGGCGGTGGAGCCGGTGGAGACTCCGGAAGCATTAATGGAGGCAATGGAGGGGATGCAACCGCCCCATCCTTCAGCTATGATCTTGATGTATCTTATGCTCAAATTAGGCTCACGCCTTCACGAGGCGGAAATGGAGGAACTGGGGCTAATGGTGCGAACGCGAGCAAATATGGATCATCTGGATCTGGAGGCGGTGGAGGCGGCGGAGGTGGCGGAACTGCATCTTCCTCCATCAACGCAAGCGCAAGTTCAACGTGCGAGGTCCTTAGGCTTACAAATGAACGACACATTGTACAATCTTATGTAACAAGCACTGACTCAAAGCCAGGCTCTGGTGGAGCCGGTGGCAAAGGTGGAGCTGGCGCGGACGGCTGCATCATCCTGTATTACGGCGTTACGACTCCGGTCCAGGACGGCCAGCTCAAGGACAAAAACGGCCTGATGCTGCTGGACAAGTACGGCAGACGGCTCATCGTATAGGAGGGTAGACATGGCAACGATAGACGAACTGAATGCCCAGGTGGCACAGCTCAGGGCGGAAGTGGAGCAGCTGCGGGGGCAGATCGCCAGTGCGGGAGTCAATGCTCTGGCCGCGGCTCCGTCTGGCTACTACATGCTCAAATACAGCGGTGAAGAGATAGACACGAAACTAGGCAAGATTTGATGGAGGTGATCGCTGTGCTCTATATGCAGGACTGGCACATTTGTGTCCCGGCAGATTTTTCGTTGGGGTTTGAGGGAGACAACAATGCCGTCACCCTGGAGATCAGCACAGATTTGCCGGAAGGCTGGGACCTGAAGGTCGATGTGGCAAAAGATGGAGAGAAAAACATCATCCAGCTCAACCGCAGAGATAACGTCTACTATGCCCTCCTCACCTCCTCCATGTTGGCGGATGATGGGGTCTACGAGATGCAGGTGCGTGGGACATTGGGAGATCAGGTCCGGCACAGCAATATTTTCCTATCCCATGTGCATAACTCCATCAACGCCACAGATGCCTTCCCCCCTCCCCTGCCCTCTGAATTTGAGCAAATGGAGGACAGGCTCAACAGCATCAACAATAATCCGCCCCAGCCCGGCGAGAATGGATACTGGCTGATCTGGGACCCTGATGACATGGAGTACAAGGAGTCTGATATCCCTCTCCCCGCGGAAGGTGGGACTGTTGGGACCACGGATTACAATAAGCTCAAAAACAGGCCCAGCATCAACGGCGTGGAACTGATTGGGAATAAAACATCAGACGAGCTCAAAATACCAGCAGGAGAAAAGGGTGAGAAGGGCGACCCGGGGCCGGAGGGACCTGCTGGACCAAAGGGGGACCCGGGACCGACCGGACCGCAAGGACCAGAGGGTCCAGTTGGTCTACAAGGGCCTAAGGGAGATACCGGCGAACAAGGCCCAGCCGGCGAGCAAGGACCTCCGGGAGAGCGTGGACCGGAAGGCCCCCAGGGCCCGAAAGGCGACCAGGGCGAACAGGGAAAGCAAGGACCCAAAGGAGACCAGGGAGAACCCGGCCCACAGGGACCCGCCGGAATAGACGGGACCTCATTTGTGGTAAGAGACCGCTTTGATACACTGGAGGAACTGAAATCCGCCCACCCCATTGGCGAGCCTGGGGATGCTTATGCGGTGGGCTCGGAAGATGACAACACGATCTACATCTGGTCGGAAGACCTGATGAACTGGAAGAGCATCGGCAAGCTCCAGGGGCCAGCGGGACCGCAGGGCCCGAAGGGAGAGCAAGGACCAAAGGGAGAGCCCGGGGAACAAGGAGAGATCGGCCCGAAAGGCGATACAGGCCCCGCCGGTCCGCAGGGCGAGCAGGGCCCTAAAGGCGATAAGGGAGAGCCTGGGGAGACAGGGCCAAAAGGAGATGTGGGCCCAGAGGGGCCACGAGGCCAGCAAGGCATCCAGGGCCCTCCCGGTGAGAAGGGAGACACTGGCGACCAGGGTCCGAAGGGAGATCAAGGAGAGCAAGGACCTGAAGGGCCTGCTGGAGCTCAGGGGCCCATTGGTCCAGAAGGGCCCAGAGGAGAACAGGGCCCACAAGGGGAGCCGGGGCCGAAAGCAGAGCCGTTTTCGGTGACCCTTACGGAATCTGGATGGGCCGAAAACGAGCAAACGGTGAGCCACGATAAGATTTTAACGGGTGCTTATTCTTACATTGTATGTCCGGCTGAAGAATCATATATGGCTTATGCCACAGCTATTGTGAGGGCAAAGGATGTGGGCACAAACGGACAAATGACATTTGTGTGTACGGAGACACCCGAAGCGGACCTTGTGGTAAATATCCTTAGAGTGGAGGCGCAAGATGGTATTTAACATGGTGGGCGGCGCAGGAGGCGGCATCAAGCTAGAGAGCATTTCCATCACCACACCGCCTGACAATATCACATATCTCCCCGGAGAGGTCTTTGACCCGGCAGGGATGGTGGTCACGGCGTCGTACTCCAATGGGGCCACCCTGACGGCCACCGGCTGGACCTACTCTCCCAGCGGAGCACTGCCCGAGGGGACGAGTGAGGTGGAGATCATCTACACCGAGGCCGGGGTGACAAAGACCGCCGTGCAGGCCATCACTGTGGAGCGTGGGACCATCTCTGTGCCCACGGTATCCGGGAGCCTTACATACAATGGACAGGCCCAGAGCCCCACCCTGACGGGCTACGATGCAGGCAAGATGATTCTTTCCGGCGACACCTCCGCCACAAACGCCGGGAGCTATACGGCGGTGGTCACGCCAACAGCGCAGTACAAGTGGGCGGATGGGAGCACTGAGGCGAAGAATATCCAGTGGTCCATTGCAAAGGCCACCCCCAGCATCACGTTTGACCCGGCATCTGTGAGCCTGGATACCTCCACCACGTCTCAGGAGGTGGCTGTAAGCTACACGGGGGATGGAGTGCTGTCCGCTCAGTCCAATAACTCCGGCGTGGCTACGGCGTCCCTGAGCGGGAACATGCTGACCGTGGATGGAGTAGACACCGGCAACACGGCCATCCAGGTATCGGCCAGCGAGGGGACAAACTACACGGCGGCCAGCGCCTCTCTGAGCGTGGCGGTGCAGTTTGCGATTATCATTCCGGTGGTTCCAACACAGAGCGGAAGCCTGACATACAAACCATATACGTTGCAAACAGTATCATGGAACAACTACGACCCGGATCAGCTGACCATTGGAGGGAGTGTCAAAGGCACCAATGCAGGGACTTACACCGCAACATTTACTCCTAAGCCCGGCTACCAGTGGTGGGATGGGACTACGGAGACGAAAAACGCGACGTGGACGATTAGGCAGGCGAACAACTCCGCTACTTTTTACCCAGATGGTACCCAAACACTAAATGCAAATAAAAGGTCTGTTACCATTACTGTGACACCCCAATATGGAGAAATCAGCGCAAGCTGGATGGACCCAGACTATTCTCAATATGCTGATATTTCGGTAGACAACAGTTCGGCTGTTAGTGACGGATACTGCTACATCACAGTATCGGCAAAAAAGCAGGTTCCAGCGGAAATAGGCAAGATTGGTTATTATGTAGAAACCGAAGGATCTACTAATTATGTCACAGTAAATTATGGAAAGTACGTTAAAATCGAATCCCTCACCTCCGTCTTCGGCGTCTCCTGGGACAGCTCCCAACCATCCACCGCCCTGACCCGTCTGACCAAAGCCAACGATCCCAACAAGCTGGTCACTGTTGACATCACAACCGAGCCAGTACCCGCAGTTGGGACAGGCTCAGGCTCCTCACCATTCGATAACTATATGCCGTGGATGGGGATGGAGGAGTACAACATCATTAATACTTCTGGAAAAGTTTTAAACAAGAAAGGCGAATCTGGATTTACAAGGACAAACATTAGTGTGCCCGTAATGGTAAAAATCCCAGAGTTTTACTACAAAATCGAAAAGAGCGGAAGCATCTTCCGATATTACGTTGCGGATGGGCCAGTAGACGGACTTTCTTTGCATCCGGGGAGCGGTGATAATTATTTGGCGAGGTATGAGGCCGGTGAAGCATCGTCAGGTACACTGGGGTTTATTCTTGCCAGCTATTCCGGTACGACCCCGAGTGTGAGCAAAACAAGAAGCACATTCCGGGATTACGCCAGAAACATGGCCTCCGGCTTCCAGCTCCGTGACATCGCCGCATGGTGCGCTTATGATTTGTTGTATCTGGTCGAATACGCCGATTGGGATAGTCAAAAGAAGATAGGTCCGGGGATCGTCAACGACACAGCCGCCCATAAAACCGGCGAGACTGACGCCATGGTCTACCACACCGGAAGAGCAAACTCGGGTGATAATAGTGCGGTGCAGTACCGTGGAATTGAGAACCCGTGGGGGAGTGTCTGGGAGTGGGTCGATGGAATCAACTTCAATAACTATGCCCCCGTCATCTGTACCGATCCTACCAAGTATGCCGATGACACCACCACCAACTATACCGTTGCTGGAGTCCCTTTGGGAGGCTCCGGCTCGACCAAAACCTTAGGCATATCCACGAATCTTCCGTGGGCCTATCTGCCCAGGGAGCCAGGGGGAAGCGAGACTACCTACATCCCGGATTCCATGAACTCGAGCTCCGCGTGGAAGGTGCTCATGGTCGGGGGTAGCCGGGGCAGTAGCTCGGCTGCCGGGCTCTTTTGCTTCCATGCCGGCAACTCCTCGTCGAGCTCGGGCGTCGGCATCGGAACCCGTCTCCAATTCCGGGAGGTGAAATCATGAGAGTAAGAGGCGATAACAACCCCGGCACGTTCTCTGTGGAGGCCATGCCCAATAAGCCAGGCTGGTGTCTGGTGCGGTTCTATGAGAATGCCCAGGAATATACCGAAGAGCTGGACGAGACCACCATCACGGGCTGGGAATACGACGAATATCACCTGGAACAGCCCGCCATCTCCCAGGAGGATATCGAGGGCAACCTTGAGGTCTATCTGAGGGCGGCGAAGGAAAACGAGGTCACCCCAGAGAGCCGCCTGGGGGATGTGGAGAAAAACAAGGCAGACAAGCAGGAGGTCGCCGCAGTATGGGACAGCATGGCGGCGGCGTACCAGGAGGGGGTTCAGAGCGTATGACAACCAAAGATTTGGTCCTCAGCATAATGAGGTCCCAGGGGGCGGCAGACGCCCTTGACCTGCGAAGCCGAGCCACCGATCTTGACGGCACAGCCATCATTGCTGAGGAGAGCAAGACCCCCAATTTTGACTCGGAAAAGGACTATAGTCTGTGGCCCATCGGGGCTCCGGTGAGGGACGGTGAGCAGGTGTACAAGCTCCTCCAGCCCTACAACGCCTCTACATGGCCTGACCAAAGGCCAGCGGACCTCCCAGCCCTGTGGTCTATCTGCCACACGAAAGACCCTGCCAGAGCAAAGCCCTATCAGGCCCCCAACGGCACCAGCGGCATGTACATGACTGGGGAGTGCTGCGTGGACGGCGGCGTAGTATATCGATGCCTGACGGACAACACCGTACATAGTCCAACAGATTACCCGCAGGCGTGGGAAATGGTATAAAAAATCCCCCTGTAGGAGCTTAACTACAGGGGGGCGCATCCGATTGTCGAAAAAGGGGGTAACCTTTTCTGAATTGGGAGCCGGATGCAGCGCCAGTATAGCACATCAAAAGAGGGCCCGCAAGAGGAGAGCAAAAATTTTGTCGAAATGGAGATACTTACCTGATGGACGATAAATGCTTGATTGACCCGCAAAGAGACTGCCTGGGTAAAATTGAGGCCGCAAAGCTAGAGGGGCGAATTAAGTCTTTGGAAGAATGGCAACAGGAATCAAAGAAATTCCACAATAGCTTTTATGATTGGCAGAGAAGCCAAATTGCTAGAGATGCAAGGCTGGATGAAAAGTTAAATGGGATGGATATGAATATCAAAAAAGTACTCCAAGTCCAGGAAGCGTGCACATTGAAACCTGCCAAACGCTGGGATTCCATTGTGGATAAGTCTATTTGGGCTGTTCTGGCGGCGGTCATTGCGTTCCTGCTGGCGAGGATCGGCCTATGAGCACGCAGATGATCCTAGCCGTTGTAGCGGCGTTCTCTCTAGCCTGTGTGTTCTGTCTGGGCCTGTGGTGGCTGTCCGCCCACCGGTCCAGAAGGGGCCGCACAGAGACCATGAAGGCCATCGTCTGGCTGTGCCTGTTCAATGGCTGCGCCTGGGTTTGGTGCTCCTATCTGCTGGCCTATCTGGGCCGTGAGCAGATCGCAGAACAGCTATCCGGGAAAGCCGTCACAGAGATCATTGCCGTGATTCTGGCTTACGCCATCAAATCCATACTGGAGAACCTGAGCAAACATAACAACTGGCCGGATAGATCCGGCAAAAAGGAGGAAACCACCCATGAATGAACTGACCAACTATCTGCCCATGCTGCTGGCCCTGGTGCTGGCGCTGACCCTGGTGACCAACATCATCGTACAGGTGCTCAAGGGCCTGCTGTATGATATGCTCCCCACCAACCTGCTGGCCTTCCTGGTGGCCGCAGTGGTAACGGTAGGGGCTGGCTTCGGCCTGTGGTCCTATTACCGCTTTGCCATCACAGGCTGGATGATCGTGGCGCTGATCGCCCTCATCTTCCTGGTGGCCTTCTCCGCAATGTTCGGTTATGACAAACTGGTGCAGCTGATGGAGCAGGCGGGGTGGATCAAGGCACAGAAGTGAGGAGGCGCACTATGGCAACCGCTGAAAAGATATTGGAGATCGCCCGGTCGCAGATCGGGACCAAAGAATCCCCCGCCAAGAGTGATAATGTGAAATACAACACTGCCTACTATGGAAGAGCAGTCTCGGGCGGTGGATATCCCTGGTGTGCCGTGTTCGTCTGGTGGGTGTTTCGGGAGGCCGGGGCCTCTGACCTGTACTATGGCGGAGATAAGACCGCCTACTGCCCCACTCTGATGTCCTTCCACAAGAATCAGAAGGTGACTGACTACCGGCCAGGAGACATCGTGTTCTTCAACTTCTCCGGCAGAAGCTCCGCCGGACATGTTGGCATCTGCGAGAGCTGGGACGGGACCTACATCACCACCATTGATGGCAACACCGGAAGTGCCAGTGAGGACAACGGAGGTGCGGTACTGCGCCGCCGGAGACACAAGAAATTCATTGTGGGCGCATATCGCCCCGAATATCAGGAGGATGATGATATGACTCAGGATCAGTTTGATGCAATGATGGAAAACTGGATGTCCAGACAGGCCAAGAAGAAACCGACCCAGCAGTGGGAAATTGAAGGGCTGGAAAGAGTGGTTAAGGCTGGCGTTACAGATGGGTCCAGGCCCATGGGTTTGTGTACTCGACTGGAGGCTGCTATGATGGCGGCTGCAAATAAGTAATAAGGACGTGACCAAATGAGTGCAAGAGTAAAACTTCCAGAACCGTTGGACAAGCTCTTGCGCTCTCAGCTCGAAACAGCCATCCGGGAGTCCGCTTTGCACAGAGATGATGACTTGATCGCAAGACGATATATCATCGAAAAATGGGCGCAGATAGATATTGCCGCCGAACTGGGCTGGCGTAGATCCACTGTTGGAGATCACTTGAAATATATCTTAAAGCGAGTGATAGAGGTCTCTGAGCAGCTGTACACAAAACGTACATAAAGCGTACAAACCCCCGACTGGGACCGAACCCAGCCGGGGAATTTTTATGCGACAATATAGCCATGGAGGACGTGAGGATAAAGGGTTGGTACACGTCGCCGCCCTCCTCACGGACTCCATTATTTTTATACAAAGGACGTGTGATATATGACTCCAGTGGAAAGGCTGGTGGCCGCCGGTATCCGACCGGACTGTGCCGCTGAGAGTGTGATGTGGTATCAGGCCCAGGGGGATGATTATGGGCTCCAAAAATATTTGGATGAAGTAGAGGCGAGAAAGGAGGCGCTGGACAATGGCCGGATTTCCTAACTATACATACCCCGCTTATGGCGGCTACAACCCCGTAACTCCGTTCGCGCCTGCCCCACAGGTCTACCAGCCTATGCAGCAGCCCGCTCCGCAGCCCGTACAGGCCGCGCAGACGGTTGGGAGTACAAACACACAACCTAACTTTTTCTGCCGCCCTGTAGCCTCCAGAGAGGAGGCGCTTGGAGTCCCGGTTGACTTTATGGGTGCTCCAATGTTCTTTCCGGACCTTGCCCATAATGTGGTTTACATGAAACGATTCAATACCAACAGCGGAGCAGCTGATGTATTCGAGTTTAAGCTCGATGTACCTAGAGAAAAACAGGAGCATGCCCCTGCGCAGGTCGCAGCCTTTGCGCCACTGGACGAGTTTATAGACATGAAGGACACAGTGCAAAACCTAAAAGACGAGGTGGACAGGCTGAAAAAGCCCGCTGGAAAGGCAGTGAAAAAGAATGATGCCTCCGATGAATAATCCCATGATGGCTATGCTCCAGATGGCACGGAACGGCGGAAATCCCATGCAAATGCTCCAGCAAATGGCTGGGCAGAATCCGCAGGCCGCCCAGGCTATGCGGCTCATTCAGGGGAAGAATCCCCAGCAGCTTCGGCAGATCGCGGAGAACATGGCAAAGGAGCGGGGGATCTCTATTGATGATCTTGCCCGGCAGCTTGGTGTAACGATTCCAAGCAACAGATAATTCCGGTTATTTCCTTTTCTTGAGGACAGCATCCTTAATGGCATCTTCAAAGGACATGCCTTTATGCACCTTTTTATAAACGGAACCAGAAGATATTCCAAGTACAGAACACCACTCTGTAATACATCGTGTTTGTCCGTCAATAGTAATAAAACGATTGGTTTTCAAGTTATGTACTTGCTCTAACTGCGTTACCCATCTGCAATTATCTGGAGAATAGCCCTTTTCCCCATCAATTCGATCAATAGTTAACTTCGGATTTCCGGGATGTGTTTTTTCACACCATTCTATAAATTTATCTGGAGAATATCTCCATTCTTCGCAGACAGTTATTCCCCTCGCTCCATATTTTAAATATGCAGGTTCGTTTTGATTGTAGCATCTTCTAACCATATCATTCCACTTTTTGTAGAATGGGTGCTTGCTCAAGCCGTGTGTTTTCCTGTTGTTATCCCAATAATGTTTCCCCCTTTTTCCTTTGGGCAAACAACCGCAGGATTTTACATCCCCACTCGAAAATTGATACGGAAAACAAAAAACAGTGTTACCGCAATCGCATAAACATTTTAACTTGACTCTCCCGCCAGTACTAGGTTTTATGTAGCCTACAACGGTTAACTTATTGTTCTTTTTGTCAATAAACTCATTAACATCAATTCGCACAAGATCACCCTACTATATTATATCGCAAATATTATAATAATTCAATAACATTTTCTGATATATAACGGGGCGCGCGACCCGATATATAAATTACTAACAAAGGAGAACTATTTATGGACGATTTTGCAACCGGATATATTGCTGGACAGGGAGATAACAACAATAGTAGCAATGGCATGTGGGGTGATGGCGGCTGGATTTTTGGCATCATCATTCTGGCTATGGTCTTTGGCTGGGGCCGCGGTGGCTTTGGCGGCTTCGGTGGTTTTGGGGGCGGCGCTTCTGACAGCCCTGGCCTCCAGGGGCTTGCTACCCGCGCCGATGTGAACGAGGCGATTGCATTCAACGGTGTGGAGCGGGGTATCCAGGGCATCCAGCAGGGCATTTGCGACAGCACTTATGCCCTGAACAACAGCATTACCAGCGGCTTCAACAACACCAATGTTGCTCTGCTTCAGGGCTTCAACGGCGTCCAGTCTCAGATGTGCAATATGGCCGCTCAGGCTCAGGATTGCTGCTGCCAGACCCAGCGGGCCATTGATGGCGTGAATTACAACATGGCGACCAATACCTGCGCCATCCAGAACACCATCCAGGGCAGCACCCGCGATATCCTGGAGAATAATAACTCCAACACCCGCGCCATTCTGGATTTCCTGACTCAGAGCAAGATCGATTCCCTCCAGGCGGAGAATCAGTCTCTGAAGCTGGCTGCCTCCCAGGCCAACCAGAACAGCTACCTGACCGCTACTCTGGATGCCCAGACCTCTGAGCTGATCCGCCGGATCAACCCCATGCCCGTGCCCGCCTATCAGGTGCCCGCCCCTTATCCCTACTGCGGGGCCTATAACAACGGCTGCGGCTGTGGCTGCTAAATTGCATCAAAATCGAGGCAATTAAATTTCCGGCTCTGCCGTGACTACTTCGGGGCGGTGGGCTGAGTGTCTGCCGCCCCTGATTTTTTGGAGGTAAACCTATATGCACACTATTGATGAAGTAAAACAAGAACTCATTGAGCACCTCTATAGCCTAGATAAAACGAAAATGAGTGTTTCAGAGCTGCGGACTTATGCTGATACCGTTCAGGTGGCCTGCAATATCGCTAAATCAGACAAAGACGATATGTTTTTGGAAATATTCAAGACAATCAATTCTGGTGCTGGATTCAACCGGGCTGCCGCAACAAAGGAGGATGGCTGACCATGGCATGTAAACCTGTATGCAGACTTTGCGACCGGCTCGTGCTTTCTCAGGCGGTCGCCTTTACCGGCGGGAACCTGGAGATCAACCTGCCTGCTGGAGCCTACAAAAACGGAGAGAAGTATTGCGTGGTCGTGGCTCAGGCCATCCCCGACACCACCACCATCAATGCTCCGGTGTATTTTACCATCGGGACCGGAACCACTCTCTATCCCATGACGAAGCGGAATTGCGCTCAGGTCACCGCCTGCGGCATCCGTACCCGGACCAAATACTCTTTCTGTGTCGTGACCACCCCCACCGGCGGCTCGTTCCGTATGCTGGGCACTCCCTGCTGCTCCCCCAGCAACAACCTCACCAGCATTGACGGGGGCGCTGCTCCCGCCCCTACGGCGTAAGGAGGGATCAAGATGAAACGATCCACACGGATGATGCTCATGTCCAGTGGCAGCAATCGCCGCTACAACGACGGACGGAGCTATGATAATTATGATGTCGATGATAAATTCCGTGACCGCCGTGGCCGGGAGCATTATGACAACGGTCGATATGCGCCCCGTTCTGAGATGATGGAACCGGAGGACCGGGGATATCGTCGATACTCCGATGGCCGTTTTGCTCCCCGTAATGATGGCGGGATGTGGGTAGAGAGTAACTATTGGGATGACCGTATGACCGGCCCTCAGTCCCACTACCCATACTATATGCCTCCGGCCTATACTGATAGACGGGAGATGACTAGGCCCATGAATAAGATCGGATTCGCCATTTCCGGTGAGGGTGAAATGAAGACCCCCAGGGAGTTTGAGCACGACTACCGAATGAACGAAATGGAATACCGGAGAGGTGGAGAGCGAATGAGTGGCTATGGAGCCGCTTCCGGGCACATGCCCTTCGACCGCCGTATGGCGGAGGAATGGACTGCCAATATGGAAAATGAGGACGGCACAAAGGGGCCTCATTGGTCCTTTGAGCAGGCCAAGCAGGTTATGGCCCAGCGCGGGATCGAGTGCGACCCTGCGGAGTTCTGGGCGGCCCTCAACATGATCTACAGCGATTATGTCAAGGTCGCCAAAAAGTTCAACGTGGGGAGCAATATCGACTTCTACGTGGACATGGCGAAAGCGTTTCTGGACGACAAGGACGCCGGACCGGACAAGCTCGCCAAGTATTATCAATACGTCGTGAGATGACAGATCCGCCCTCAGAAATGGGGGCGGATTCATTCTGCAATAGATTAGCAATAGACAAAATTTTTGGGACACTTTCAAAAATTTATCAAACGAAAAAGTGATGGAAACTAGCCAATCAAGCCAAAATCCATCACTTTTTGGTGGAGATAAGCGGGATCGAACCGCTGACCTCTTGAATGCCATTCATAGAAAAACCCAGTAATATCAAGGCTTTCCGGGATTTTTTCTGCAATAGATTAGTAATAGGCTAAATTGCGTCGGTCACCTTTCTGAGGTCTTCAAAGGAGACATCTTGATAATGACGAAGCATTTCCGGAGAGGTATGGCCCATCAATTCCAGCTTGTCTTTATCGGAACCGGCCACCCGCTTCATCATCGTTGCAAAGGTGTGGCGGCAACTGTGTGGAGTGTATTTTCTCCTCTTGACACCATCGACTTCTAGTATTGGATTGTCGATCCCGCAATCGTTCAGTACAGAATAAAAGAGAGACCGATATGCGGCTATGTTCATTTGGCTACCGTCAGGAGAACAGAAGACCGGCCCCGAGAGCTTGTCTTTTGTAAGGCGGTCCACAATAGGTTGGATCTTTGGGGACACCGTGACAATACGGTCCTTTCCGGCGTCCGTTTTGGCACCGCCAATAAATGCACGCTCTTTTCGGTTGTAGTTGATGGCGTCCAATGCAAGGAACTCAGATGGCCGGAATCCTAGATAGCACTGGCACAGAACATAGTCCGCACCTACAACCGATGAGATATGAGCCTCTATTGACCTGACAGCAGCCTCAGGTAGTGCATCCTTTCCAGAACCAGCCTCTCCCCCAACGATCAGATACTGGCCCATATTGATTTTTGCCATATTGCGCGGGATCGCATACTTATAGATAAGCCCGGCCAGAGCTTTCATATTTTCCTGCGTTCGCTTTCCCTTCCCACAGGAGTCTAAACACTCCTGAAGATCATCCACTGTAATGTCTGCCAGCTTCTGATGCCAAATGGGCCTGAAATACTTTTTAGCAGCCCGGTAGCAGTCCATTGTTGACTTTCCGGCTCGGTGGGTCGGCTCCCACGAATCATAGAGTTCGATGAAAGTGGTGGGACGTGTTTTGTCTTCTCGCCCAACCAATGGAAGATACTCCACAGCCTCTTTTTTCGTCCTGAATCCAGATTTTGAGCGGGTGATCCTCCGCATAGTTCCATCTGCTGCGGGCTCATAGCCGATGGTCCTTACGGCGATCCACTTTTTGTTGGGAAGCTGATACACGGAGCCCTGACCATTTCCGCGGCCTTTTGGATTTTGCCTGATATTTTGTGCAACTCCGCAGAGCATACAGAACCGGCTTCCATCTGGTATTTCTCCCCTGCATTTTCTGCATTTCATTGACAGTTTCCCTCCTATCATGTAAAATAGAAGGGCAGATTGCCGACCATAGCTTCTGCCCCCCTTCCCTGCCCGGTGTTGGTAGCGCCGGGTGGGGATTTTTATTTATCAAGTTCCTTTATGTCTTTTGCTGTATGCTTGGAAATTGCAGATTTCCCTGTTTTCTCCTCTAGTTCTTGCCGGGCGTTTTTGGCGATGGCACCACCTTGTTGTGCAACCTTTTTGCTTGGCTCGAGTCCTTGTGGGTTGGTAGCTCTTGAAATTTCGGTTGTGGATACTTCCGCAAGCATATTAAGGACTAATTCAGTATTTGTCATATTGTCTCGGAGGCTTTCCTTTTTCAGTCCCTTGTATGCTTTATATTCCCCTGTAGTCATTCCAGCCCATGCTTTTGTTAATTCGTTGGTGAGAATTGCATACTCTAAGTCTTTAATCCCGGCCCGGTCCCACTCATCGGTAAGCTCCTTGCGAAATTCAATAGATTTAAGACGTTGTGTGATCCATTTGTCGGAATACCCTTTTTTCTTGTAATTATAAAGGGCCCTTTGAATTGCCAATTCAGGATCAGCTGTTTCGTCTAAACGCTGGCTACCTACCATGGCAAGCCATTGTTTGAAAGGCTCTGCTTTAGGAGATGATATAGACTGGATAATTCTCAACATTCCTTTTGTGTCGGTTGCTTGTACACGTCTAGATTTTCCATCAGCAGCCGTCATTGTAACCAGGGTACAAATTGTACCCCAGTTCAAATTTAATTCTGGGTCTCTGGATTTCATCTTTTTAATATACTGTTTTACATCTGCACTATCGGTTAACGCCTCTACAACATCTTGGATTGAAAAATACCATTCCTCTTTTTCAGAATCCCAAGCTGTTCTGATTTCCTTACTTTCAAACAACTTGATTGCTGTCTTTTTATCTCCCATACAATTATCCTTTCTAGTTTCTCATCCTCGCCACCTCGGGCGGGGCTTTTATTTCCCCCAAAACCCAAACAACCCCTTCCTCCTCTTCTCTCTCCTGTCCAGCTCTTCGTTGATCTGCTCAGTCTGCTGGATGATATGCCGCAGCTCCTCCTCTGACAGTTTCCCCTTGCGGGATTTGGCGTACATCAGGAACGCACGAGCTTCAGAACAGAACGAGTCATCGTCCAGGGACTTGATGCGCTCTACCGTCCATGAGGTGATGTCTTCGTGTTTGAGATGGTTCATATTGATAAGACCTCGGAATTTTGTGAAGTAGTGTGTAGGTGCGTTTTCAAATGGTCAATATTGGGGCGGGGGATTTTTATTGCTTTTCCAGCATTTCTTCCAGCCTGTCTCGATCCCAAAGAATGGTCCTTGTTTTCTCCGCAAGTTCCTTTGCCCCCTTTGTGAAATATCTGTTGGTCATAACTACACCAACATGGCAACCGTAGAACACACGTCCAGCCTCCGCCTCCTGAACGGGCGTATTTCCAAGGTCTTTAGAGTAGCACTTACACTGGATGGCGTATTTAATGCCGTCTTTCTCTGCAAGCACATCGATTCCCTGGTCTCCACTGCCTGGGGTTACTTCTACATTCTCATAGCCGTTTTTCCGCAGAAGATCGGCACACCAATACTCGAAGTCATGGCCTTCCATACTATCTACTATGCCAATACCTTGCTGGTCCATCTGCCATTTCTTTTCTGCATCAATAATGCTCTGAATTTGATCTTCGCCTAGCCCGTACCCATTAGGAACATCAGAATTTAATTGTATCTGGTCTTGTCTCAATAACTCCAAGGTATTACACTCGTGGCACAAAAAACGGAATTGGGCCCATGCAAACTCTTTATTCTCGACACTACATCGATGTTCGTATTCTACCACGTCTTTTTTATACTGTATGATTCTTGACTTGACATGCGGATTATCGTATTTGTACACCCCTTTGTGCTCATCAACAATTTCGTCTGCACTTCGCGCTATGGCATCGTGCAGATGTTTTTGAAATTCGCTCTCAAATTTCCAATACTCAGCAGTCAAATTTCCTTTTAGGTTAGATATTCTACCATTCATTGCAGAAAGCTTTTTAAAGGCATCTAAAAGGAGGTCGTAATTTTCTATAAAGGCAGATATACTCCTTGCCTTATTCGCGGCATTTGCATATAGTTCAGCATCGAGGAAAATATCCATCGCCAATTTTTCGCGGCTTCGCTTAAAAAATGGGACCTTAAATGGTTCCACCCCAATGCACCACCATTTCTAACTAAAAATACAGTTCTGTCGCCAGATTCCCATGTGTGTACCAGCAGACAGCTTTCTTCATAAAATCTTCAGTGACGTGGAAGTAGTCCGCTAAGTCCCACATCTCTGTATGTCCGTCAGCAATGGCTTCGTCCAATTCTTGCTCCGAAACAAATTCATTGATTGCCCACTTGTCTGCACGATTTTCATGCTTCCGCCTTACATCACAAGTCGCATACTCGTTATAGAAACTACCTGTCACGCTATGCCCAAGTTCGTGCCCCAGCTTCATTTTTTCATCTAGCTCCGAAGCTAATTTAAATGGATCGATTGCAATATAGCAAGTCCCATCGCTATCCATGACCGAAAGGGCCTCCCGCTTTTTCAGTTCAAAGCAATCTACCGCAATATCATTATCTTCCGCAAGACGGTATAGGCCCATCAGGTCCATCATTTTTTCTTCTTCCTTTCCCGGACAAAGGCGGCGTATCGCTTTACGTCGTCCAGGTCGTCTTCGTCCACGTCGTCGGAGTCGCCCCACAGGGCAAACATAATATCGTCGTCGCTGACTATGCGCTCACCATCGGTGGGTGCTTTTTTTGTTTCTTCGCCAGTTAAAAGATAATCAACAGATACTTTAAAATATGTTGCGATTTTTGCCAGTTTATCTGCTGATAGGCTTTCGATTCTTC